CGTGATCGGGGAAGATGGTTAGCTCAAAATCGGTATGATTACTACCAGATAAAATTTCTTCCGCCTCAGGGCTTGATTCGAGCAGTTGAAGTATTTCTCGAATGCCCTTTATCATTATTTTCTCGTGTTTAGAATCCATGTTTTTTCCCTCTCTTTAGATTTTCTGTTTTGGCCGATCATGAAAACAGCGCCCCAGCAATCAGCACGAAAAGCACTGCGGCGGTGAGCAGCAAATGGCATAGCGGCGTCAACCCCTCGCCACCCTCCAGCTCCGCGTAGATTTTTCGCCTAATCCGCTTAACTGCTTGATTCATCTTTTCCTCCTCGCCTTAAATTTGGTGGCAGACTCCGCGTCCCCGAGATATGTCAACAGGAGAAAAACGGGGAGTGGTGCAGAGCCTGCCGTTTTTATTTGAGTTATTAGACGCTCCTGCTCCCGAAAAATCAGCATTTGATCGTCGTAGGTTTTACTCATTTTCGATCCGCAACTAATTTTAATAACAAATCTCGTTGCGATTGCCACGCGGCAGCGCGGGCGGCGGCGGAATCAGTGGCGGCTTTGGCTTCGGCGGCATCGGCGGCAGTACTGGCGGCAAGGGCGGCGTCATAGGCTGCAGCACGGGAGGCATCGACGACGGCACTGGCGGCATAGGTGACGGTACGAGCGGCAGAACTGGCGGCAAGGGCGGCGGTACGAGCGGCGGAACTGGTGGCATAGGCGGCATCGGCGGCGGCATCGAACAATTCAGATGCCGGCTGTTTGCCACTATTTATCCATCGCCTGTAGAGCCTAGCCACACGCAAAAGTTCGCTGCCGCTTGCAAATCTAATCACGCCTATTGTTGGATCGACAAGCAAGGCATGAGCAAACCTGGGCCAGGTTAATGACAAATCTGTATTGGTAGGTATTGCTTCGACGAACTGACGCGGGAATGTTTTAGCCTCTGCGTCGGGGAGGCCTTCGAAAATGGCATCGACGACGAAAACTACCCTAACGTCGATGCCGATTAGGTTCGCTAGTTTTAGGTGGTCGTTACCATGGACTAAGCACCCCACCGCGCAGCCCTTCCCGTTTTGCCAATAAACCCCCTTCGCGATTTCGTCGGCGCGCTCATGCGCCGCGATCCGATCCAGCAGCATTTGTTTTGTTTCTTTGCTAAATGTTTTCATTCTATATATCCCCCTGCAAACCCGCGGGCGGGATCACCGTAGGTGTCGATTAAACCATTGGGTGGCGCCCAGCGAAAAAACTCTTCGATCGTTGCGGCCCGGCCCGAGACGACAATTTTTTGCCGGCCATCCGGGCAATCAATCGGGCCGGCAATGTAATCCATGAGATTTTGTGCAGCAGCTTCGGGCAGTTCGGGGACCAGAGGGCCGCGCATATCCCGCACTACGGCGCGGTCCGAAAACCAAATGCAATCCGCCCGACCCAATCGGTCGATCGCGGCATCTATATCCGCGCGCAGACTCGACTCCGAACGCCCCCGGTGTTGGGCCCGCACAGCCAAGCGAAATTCTGCTAACTGGGCCGGCTCTACGCCGGGACACAGCCCCGCATAGGCCGCGCGCAGGCAGTGGTCGGCCGCTGCAGATATCACTAGGTCTGAGGGTATGATCACCCAGCGGGCTCCTGCACCGACCACCCAGCGGCCCTCCGCGTACCTCACGTCTCCTGGGTCGTACTGGCCAAGGGGGGTATGATCCCTGTCCCACACCCTAGGCAGCCGCCCGCGCCTAGCCAAGTACAACACCACCTGCCCCAGCGACGACGCGGGGAAAAAATCTCGGGGGCTCCGCCCATACCCACGATCACCCGGGCGGTGATGGTCGAAGAAAACATGGTTTTTCGCTGGAGCTGGAGGGGCGCATTCCACCCAATAGACCGTGGATGCGCGATCTATATCATCCGCGCGGTACGCGTTACCAGCATGTACGCGCCGGCCGTCCGCCGTTGCGTACACGACGTTTTCCCCTTCCCGGCGCAGTAGAGAGTCAATGCGCTCCATTTCCGGGTCCGGGGCGCCCAGCGCCCAGACCCGCGGGAGGGTTAGGGCGCATTTTGTTTTGTTTTTCATCTTTTATTCTCCTGCTTTCCGCGGTTCATGAACCGCGGCCCCATTGAAGCTTCTCCTGTCTCATTAATTTTAAAATTAAATCCCGTTGTGATTGCCAAGCGGTGGCAAGGGCGGCATAGGCGGCGGAACTGGTGGCAAGGGCGGCGTCATAGGCGGTATCGCCGACGGTACGAGCGGCGGCACCGGCGGCATAGGCGGCGGTACGAGCGGCGGAACTGGCGGCAAGGGCGGCGGCATAGCCGGTATCGCCGACGGTACGAGCGGCGGCACCGGCGGCATAGGCGGCGGTACGAGTGGCGGAACTGGTGGCATAGGCGGCATCGGCGGCGGCGGCGAACAATTCAGAAGCCGGCTGTTTGCCATTGAAGATCCATCGCCTGTAGAGCCTAGCCACATTGTTGATTTCCTTGCCGCTTTCAAATCTAACCACGCCTATTTTTTTATCTGCCAAGATCGCATAGGCGAATCTCGGCCAAGTCAACGCTAAATCTGTATCGGTAGGTATTGCTGCGATAAATTGACGCGGGAATGTGTTAGCCTCTGCGTCGGGGAGGCCCTCGAATATTCTATCGACGACGAATGCTATCCTGACGTCGATGCCGATTAGGTTGGCTAGTTGGCTGCGGTCATCACTCACGATTTCGTCGGCCCGCTCATGCGCCGCGATCCGATCCAACAACATTTGTTTTGTTTCTTCGCTGAATGTCTTCATTTTATTTCTCCTGTTTTGGGGTTGAATTTCGTAGCAATCTACCGGTTTTTTTAAAACCACACGTGGCTAATTTTTTTCAGTGTTTTTTGGGCGTCCCGGAGGTATCGCCGGGCTTCTTCTATCGTGCGTGCCTGGACGTGCACGCGATCTGAACCGACTAGCCAGCCCGCAATGAGACAGCCTCTATCGTCCAGCCATTGAGCTCGGCAATCGGTCCAAACGCCGTACGGCAGGACCGTAGTACGGCCGTTGACTATTTGTGCCCATTTTTTGGGAGTTGTTGTTTTCATCTTTTATTCTCCTGTTTTTTTGATCACAACTCAAACTATATATTGAATATCGGCCAGGTCAAGCAATTGTTGCGGTATTTCTGGTAAGTTTTTTGCGACTTCCTACTAAGGCGTGATATATCCCCTAATTCCATATCTAATTCCCCACAAAAAAATCAAACCGCCGCAAATCCCACAAAACCGCACTCCACAACCCTTCCATATAATATCCCCCAAAAAAATCCCACACAATCAATCAACCAGATCGTTTGCCAAACGTTCCACCCCTGCTATCGTTCCGGCCCCTATCGGGCCCGTCACTCCGGACGCAGACCACCGCTGGACCCCGTCCCGCTGGACCTCGCACCGTGATAGGTGGCGGGTCCCCCCGGTTCCGACTCGTATCGTATAGTATTGACCCCGTATCTCGGAAATGGGTATAGGATTAGGATTGGTTACGGTTTAGGCGTTTACGGTTTAGCCGTTTTCGGTTTTACGGTTTGGTGCCACTCCCCAGCAGGCATCTTACCCCCACCGGCTTTGCCACCTCCCCAGCCTAGGGTTAATTTTGTTAAATTTCAAGCATTTTATCAATTATAGGATTGTGCTAGGATGGAGGTTGCTTGTTTTGCCAGGGTTAGGACATTTATATTTGGATCGAAATTTAGGAGGTAATTTTGGACGCGGAGTTTTTGTTTAGTTGTTAACCAATTTATCGATGCGGCGAGGCAATTTCGTATTTCTTCGTACTCGTTTGCGGGTAGATTTTTAGGCAGTGGGTTTTGAAAATTATTTGTAAGAACAATCCAAAAACACCAAGCCATCCTTTTTAAAATTATTGCTTCCAAGGACTAGAAATCCTTAACTAGCATCAAGATCCTCAGAGTTTTTGCTCTTAGGGTTTTTGGTAATGTTATAGATGGGGAAGGTTTTTTCAACCATACCGAGGGCACGAAAGTGCATTGCCATATCATTTTTAGCTAGTAAGAGTTCTTTTCCGTTCCAAAAATAATCACCACGGCGGGGGCAGCGGTACAAATCGGCGAATTCGATCAGAGGAGGATGGCTCTTTCTTGGTCTTCCCATAATGATTTGGACTAAAGGTCCTTCCTTTCGGTTCTAGGTTCCTAGGTTCTAGGTTCCTAGGTTCTAGGTTCCTAGGTTCTAGGGTTCTAATAGAGGACAAAATTTCTCCTAAAGAACTTGCTCCATAGGAGCGTGTCCCATAGGAGCGTGTCCCATAGGGACTTGTCCCATAGGGACTTGTCCCATAGGGACTTGTCCCATAATATTTTCTTTTTGTTTTTGTGTCTATGGAAAAAAGTATTTGGGTGGCAAGTCGGTAGGGATCTTTTTCTTGGTGGGCGTGTACTTTCTTGGCAATTCGTTGACGAAGCTTTCTCTCAAACTTATTTCTTTTCCACTTACGGATTTCCCGCGTGCGGATTTCCCGCGTGCGGATTTCCCGCGTGCGGATTTCCCGCGTACGGATTTTCTGCGATGGAGTTATGAGTTCTGCTTCTCTTTCCAGCCGCCGCAAGCGTTTATCTTGTTTTTCCAGTAATCTCTTAATCACACTCATAAAAAACCTCGGCTCTAAAAGCCTTTGGCTTAAAAGCCTTTGGCTTTAAAGCCCTTGGTGCATACCCCCCCTACCCCCCATTGAAACACGAAAATCTGCAAGCAGCAAACTGCACGCAGCAAACTGCACGCAGGAATGTGTTCTTCAGTGGAGCAGTAGGGGGGTGACCTCGGCCTTCCTTTGTTTTACTTCGCTTCAGCCGCCTAGCCCCCTGCGAAGGAGAAACTATTTTTCATCTAACGTGAGAAATCAAAAAGCACGACAGATTGCCCGCAAGCGGATACTCCGCAAGCGGATACTCCGCAAGCGGATACTCCGCAAGCGGATACTCCGCAAGCGGATACTCCGCAAGCGGGAGCCCGCAAGCGGGAGCCCGCAAGCGGGAGGCTGTAGTCCTAGGTATATTCAAACAAAAACGAAACGCAAGAAATTTTTCTACTATTTTCGCTTGACATAAAACTCCACTTCGCTATTTTGATTTTATCTCTTGTATGGCATCCATATCCGCCCCCCTATGGGCCCTGTGCCGTCTTTCCTTTCGACACGGGGCTCTTTTATTTTGACTTCATTCCGTTGTAATTTTTCTTTTTTTGTTATAAATTCATTCTCTATGGCCAAATTACCCAAAATTAATCTTACCGGAAAAGAGATCGAAGCTTTTTGTTGGGGCCTGACAAAAACAGATAAAAGCTTTTCCGATACTGACTTATCGCTAAATCAGAAGTTACAAAAAGCAGGAATTAGCAAAGATCAATATTTGGATTATTTGGCAAACAATCCAACCATTCGAGATCGTGCCGTTGAGGTTGCTATTGACCGCTATTTGTTGCCCTCGATTGGCTCTATTGTTAGAAATATTCGCGATCAAGCCGTAAAGGGTAAAAATCCAGCAGCTATTTCCCAGGCATTAACTATGCTAGGAAGTGTGACAAAGTTGCTAAAATCCAAGGGTGCAAGCTCCCAAGAAGGGTCAAAACACGTTCATTTGCACATTAAGTCATTGCAGGATAAGGATTTAGTGTCAAAAATGAAGGAAATTCGATCTCGACGTGAAGAGGTTATTTCTGCTTTACCAGAAGATATTCGTGCAGAATTTCAAGAGGGTGGTATGGTTTCACAAATAGCTAATAGTGATCGAACGATTTTGGAAGAAATGCGATCTGAGCGTGAATCAAAAAAAACCATCAACAACGACCAACAAGAGACCCCCACAAAAGAGCCCCCTCAAGGAGGGAGCCCTCAAGGAGGGAGCCCTCAAGGAGGGAGCCCTCAAGGAAAAGTTTCGAAGAAAAAAACTAACCAGAGCTGAGCGAGACATTTTAGAGCAGCTCTATGCGGAGGAGCTTTCCCTTCAGCGAGAGGTTCAATCCAGGGGGTTAACGAAAAAGATCAACTTTTATCGTCCTCATTTCAAACAATTAGAATATCATCTTTCCGAGGCGCGTTACCGTGGTCTTTTTTGGGGCAATGGTAGCGGAAAGACTCATGCCATTTGTGCTGATGCGATTTCTCAGGCTCTAGGCTATCAGCCGTGGGATAATAAATACCGTTGCGATCCGCCGCGAAAGATTATCGTTGCCGGGGAAGATTTTATCCATTCTGTCGCTTCGAGCATCCTTCCAATATTTAAAGACATGATTCCTTCGGACATGCTCGAAGTTTCTTGGGCAGCAATGCCAAAGGTTCATTCGGGAATTCCTAACGTGATTCCTTTTAAGAACGGATCCATGATAAGTTTATTTTCCTACCACCAGGAGCAAGGATCGGTGGAAGGGTTTGACATTGATGATGCTTACTATAACGAGCCGCCGCCGGAATGGTTTAGGATTGGAATCCGGCGTGGCCTTCGGCGTCGCGGGTCTAGGGAAACATTTGCCATGACGCTTTTAAAGGAGCCTTGGATATTCGACCAAATTTATTCCAAAATTGGGAAAGATCCTGAGTTTTGGGGCAACTCTGCAACCATTTACGACAATCCCCATATTGATGAAGAGGAAAAAAGGGCATGGGTGTCTTCTTTGTCTGAAGCAGAGAAAGAGGTTCGTCTTTGGGGCAAGCCTAGATTTTTGTCTGGCAGAATATGGAAACAATTTGATCCGGCTGTTCATGTGAAGTCCAATGAGCAATTTTTCCAAGATCCCGAATTTCGAGAGCAGTTTAAAGAACTGCCCAAGGGCTTTGCCATTGATCCGGCGAGTGGTCGGCCTTTTGCAATTATTTTTTTCGCTGTAATGCCAGGCAATAACTTTGTCATATATGATGAGTGGCCAGACTTTAAGTATAAGGGTTCCAGAGAAACAAGAACAATTGACGAATACGTTGAGATATTAAATTCGAAAAAGAAATTCCAACTTGGAGGAGATCGCATAGCTTGGCAATTTATGGATCCGAAGTACGGCAAGCAGCGTGGTAATACAGGAAGAACCCTTGTCGACGAGTTTGCCGAATGTGGATATTTTCTTGATGTTGATTTTGTTCACGACGTTGATCCTGGTCACCTTGCAGTTGACCGACTTCTCGCTTACGACAAGACAAAACCAATATCATCGACCAATAAGCCAAGGCTTTGTATTCTTTCAAATTGTGAGAACACAATTGATGCCATGCTTAAATATACTTTTGACACAAAAACTGGAAGACCTACCGAGGACTACAAGGATTTTGGGGACTGTGTCAGGTATATGGTTCAGGGTGGTGCTGAATATTACGACCACGAAGCGCAATCAAAAAAACATAGAGAACACGCCGCTTGGCTTGCACATGCGAATAAGATTAGAATGCTAAAGAGGTGATATGAAAATTTCTTTTTTTGAAGAACCATTTGAAAGGCTTCGTTGGTCTCCCACAAAAGACTACAATAAATTTTTAGGTGGCACGCAAGAATGGCTTTGTGATTTATCTTCAGCTCTTGCCAGGAGGGGGCATATCGTTTCAGTTTATCAATTCAATAGGGGCGAGTCTTATGAAAGGTGGCGAGGAGTTTCCTTTCTAGACAGAGAAAAATTTAAAGGCGATTGTGATGTTGCAGTCTCTTGGAACAATCGTTTTTCAATTCCTAATAATATAAAAGCCAAGAAAAAGATTTATTTTACAATTGGTTTAGAGCAATGGATGAAAGAGGTAAAATTTAATTTGGATGGAATTGATTGGATGGTTGCCTTGTCGGATTACCAAAAGGACAGTATACAAAAGCGTGTTCTAAAATATTCCACAAAGTCCCACGATGATGTTTTTAAAGTAATTTCAATCGGGGCGGGTTTGGATCGGAGCCAATTTCCAAGACGTGGCGTTAGAGATGAAAACCTTTGTCTTTATTCTTCTTCTTGGGATCGTGGCCTTGTGCGCCTTATGGCCTGTTGGCCATTTCTGAAAAGAAGTTTTCCAGAATTAAAACTAATTGTTACATATAGTAACGATTGGACAAATAGGCTTGTTGGAATAGACCACAAGGTTCCCAAAGAATGGAGGTCTCTGCCTGGTGTTGAGTTTAAAACGCCATCGAGGGAAGAAATGGGCCGATTATATAAACAGGCATCTTATCTCCTTTATCCTTGCACTGGGTCGGAAAATTTTTGTTTGACTGCTTGGAAGGCTCAATTTGCCGGTTGTTATCCCGTTACAACAAACAGGATGGCTTTAGTGGAGACAGTAAGGTGGGGGAGTTTATCAAAGAGGATTGAGGATTGGGTTTGGGACGCAAAGAAGTCGATTGAGAAAAAGGCGTTTAAGGAAAAGATTGATCTTAATTTTCCAACATGGGATGCGATTTCCAGGGCATGGGAGTCCTTGGCATGAAGGATGTGAAACTTAGTATTTGTATTTCTTATTGGAACAGAGGGGAGCTTTTGCGCCAGAGTTTGTCCAGAATGAAGGAACTTTACAATTCTAGGGATGGAATTGAAATATGTATTGTGGACGATGGATCAAGAGAGGGGCCTGAAAGTTTTATCCCAAAAAACTTTCCTCTTGACGTTAAGATAGAACATCTTCCATTTCATGAGGATTTTAGATCTCCAGGAATTGCTATAAACAAAGCCGTTGATATTGCAGAAGGCAGGATCATCGGAATTACGCAACCAGAAATTTATCATTTAACTCCTGTTGCAATTGAAGCGATTGAATTTTTTGAAACAGAAAACAGAGAAGGCTGTTGGATTTCAACCCCTACCTTTGTTATGAGGGAAAACAAAAATGAAGTTGTTATAAATTCAAGGCGAGTCGATTATGTGGATGCCGAGTTATTAATTGGTCCCAATAGACCGGAAAGAAAGCCTATATATTATTTCGGTTCCATGTTAAAAACTGATTTTTATGGTGTCGGAAAGATAGACGAGTCATATTCTCGGAAAAATTTTGGCAATGAAGACAATGAATTTATTGACCGTCTTGAGGACAATCTCTTTGATTTTTACTGGTCTTATGGGCATGTTGTTCATCTATGGCACGAAGGTCCTGAAGAAGTAAATCCGTTTGTTCATACTGACCGATTTTTTTGGGGGACAGAAAAATTAACAAAAAAATAGACTGTCAGCTTAGAAATGCTGAGTATTTGGAAGTTGTTGGGATTAATGTTTGTGCGCATACCAAACCAAAATTTCCATTTTTAGAACTTGGTTCTTTTCGTGGTGGGTCTGCTCATTATTTGATTAAGGCCTTAAACCATGAAAACCGAAATAGGGAACTTTGGTGCGTCGATCCATATGATAATCCACAAAATTATCTTAATGCAGATCCGGAGGAGCTAAAAAAATCTTTGAATGATATTTTATCTACTTATGGAAATTGTCGACATTTTGAAAAAACTTCCGATGATTTTTTTAAGGAGGCGAAGGGCAGACATTTTTCACTGATTTTAATTGACGGATTGCATACTCCAGACCAAATGAGGCGTGATCTTGATCATTCTATCGAGCATTTAGCTCCTGGAGGTGTTATTTTTGTTGATGACATTGACTGGGTTCCCGATTTTTCTCAATACGTTAAAGAAAGGTGTAAGCGTTTTGCTATTGAGTGGATTAGAAGTGAAGGAAAAATTATTCAAGCTGTTGTTTTTTCAAGTAGTCAAATATGAGTGATGGAATTTATAGCGCCACAAAGGCTTATCAGTTTCCGCTAAAAATAAAGGAATTGCAATCCGGTTGTCAGCCGTATCCTGTTCATGTGCAACTTATATTGAGCGATCTTTGCCAGCATGATTGTAGTTTTTGTGCATATCGCATGTCTGGCTATACAAGCAATCAATTGTTTCCTGATAATGATGGCAATTCCAATCCGAATAGAAAGATTCCCGAGCCAAAGGTGATAGAAATTTTGGAGGATTGTGTTGCTATGGGCGTAAAGGCAGTACAGTTAACAGGGGGTGGTGAGCCTACGATTCATAAATCGCTTCCTTTGGTGTTGGATTTTTGTCACGCTCATGGAATTAAGTCTGGGCTGGTTACTAATGGATGCGTTTTACCAAGACGTAATTGGTGGTCTAGCCTTATGAATCTTTCCTGGGTACGAATATCTCTTGATGCGGGGAAAAGGGAAACCTATTGCAAGATTAGGAAGGTCAAATCGCATATGTGGAAAGATGCCCTTAGGGCTATTTCTCAATTTTGTGAAAATCGAGATATGCTTGGTCGAGATATTGTCGTTGGGGTTGGGTTTGTCGTGACCAAGGAAAATTATGAAGAAATTTTCCGAGCAACTAAATTGGCCAGGTCCTTAGGTGCTGATAATATTAGGATTTCTGGTGTTTTTTCCACTGAGGGTGAAAATTATTTTAAGGGAAACTGGGCCAAGCGAGCTATAAACATGGCAAAGGAAGCCGAAAGTCTTTCTACAACAGAGTTTACAGTTCATAATCGATTAAATGAAAAGATACAAGAGCTTATGAGTGGCTCGCCAAAGCGTTCCTTTTGCGGTTACCAGCATTTTACTACTTATATTGGTGGTGATCAAAACGTATATCGTTGTTGTGTCTATGCTTACAACAAAAGGGGGCTTATAGGTTCAATACAAAAGCAGGGCTTTAAGCAGCTTTGGGATAGCGAGAAAAAGCGTGATAATATGGCTTGGTTCGATGCTAAGGGTTGTTCGCATTGTCAATTTTTAGATCGAAATGATGCCATTGCCAAGGCCGTTGATCAGCAAAAACATTCCGAATTTGTCTAAATTCTTTTCTTGCAACGCTTGACAACGAAAGTGCATTTGAGTATAAATCTGCGCTTGAGCGGGCTATATCTATATGTTGTGTTATGGCTTGTTTGAGGCACAATGGCAAAAGAGTCACCAATCGTAGAGCAAGAAGCTGATATCACATCTCGGCGTGATATTATACCTTTTCTAAAAGATTTGCGTAAGCAGACGATTACCGATGAGAGCAATCGTGCCGAGTGGGATGCTAAAAATGAAGAGTGGTATGCAAGGCGTTATGCTGAAGTAGATAAAGACCTTGCTTATCCTTGGCCTGGAGCGTCCAACATTTGGATTCCCATGTCCGATATGTTGATTGACAAGGTAAAACCGTCTTTATTAAACCTATACACTCAACCCAATCCCATTGTTCATTTCCGTCCCAGGCAACCCATTTCGTTTGATCGCGCCCGAAAACTGGAACTTTTTTATGATTGGGGTTGGCGCACGAGCATGAGGGGAGCGGTGGACGAGTTTTCCTATGCTATGGATAGTATGCTCGAAACAGGCTGGGGGGCCCTAATGACGACGTATGCTTACCAAACAGAAGCTACTACGCTTGTAATTCATAAAAAATTTTTACCTCCTCCACTAAATCGCTTTCAAGTGGTCAAGTCTGATCTTGCAGCCAATACAATTCGTCAGATAAGCGGTGGACAGATAAATCCCATAACGAAAGACCAGTTCGATCAAAATATTGCCTTAATTGAGGATACAGTTCGAAGGCTTTATGGTCTTCAAGAGGACGATCCAATGGATCGCAAGGCTCTTTCCAAGATTGTTAGGTTTTTGCGAAATAATGAAAAAGAGGTTCGTGTCGATCTTAGAAGTGAAATTGAAAACTCTCCACAGATTGTTTCAATTAACACCGAAGATTTGATTTTGCCGGAATGGACACAAGATATTCAGAAATTAGATCGTGCAACTATTAAAATGAGGATGACGCCACAGGCAATGATGCGTCGTATTGATGACGAGGATTGGGACAAAGATGCAGTTGAAAGAGCAATAAATAACAAGCGGGCCAGAACGGATAAGTCTTTTGGTCCATTTAATCCACGGTCTCAGCTTCAAGCGGAGCGTGAGGGAATTACATCCCAAGAAAGCGAAGATACCGTAGAGGTTTGGGTTAGTTGGTGTTATTACGATTATGATCGTGATTCAAGAAATCGCCTTTCGGTTGCAATGTATCAGCCTAGTACGATGGATGTTTTTAAGTTTATACAAAATCCATTCAAACACGGTCAAATTCCAATCACTATATTCCCATATGAATTAAACAAGCGTCGCCTTTATGATTCTCGTGGCATTCCAGAAAAAATTCGTGATATGGAAGAGGAGGTGGCATGGCAGCATAGAATGAAATTGAACAATGGCACAATAAAAACCAATCCATCGCTTGGTATTGTTCAAAGGAACAATTTAGAGCCAATTCATTTGAAGTTCCTGCCGGGAGAAATGATTCCTATGAAACAACAAGGTGATATTCAGCCAATAAATTTTGGCGCGGATACATCGTTGTTTCAGGAGCGAGAAGAGCTATTGCTTCGAAATTTTATGGAAGCATATGTAGGTTCTCCTGATTTGGCTCTAACTTCTTTGCAGGGCCAGCAATCTCAGTCAAAAACAGCAACCGAGATTGCTACCATCCAGGAATTAAGCCAGGTTTCTCTTTCATATCATGCCACAATCGTACAGCAAAGAATGCAACGGGTTCATGGGCAGGTATGGGATCTTTGGAATCAGTTTGGGCCTGATGAGTTTTTCTTTCGTTTAACAGGAGAGAATCCTGTCAGGCTTACAAAATATGAAATGCAGGGAAACTTTGATATCATCCCTCGTGGCTCTGTGGGAACGACAAACCCAATTTTAGAGGAGCAAAGGGCATTAAACCGCCTCACTGTTGCGGCTCAGATTGTAAAGCCAGTTATTGATAATGATCCTGAAGCCAGATTCCAGATTGATATGGTGGAATTGGCTCGTGACTGGTTTCAAAAATCGGATCTTTTGCTTTCTGAAAAGGTTCTTCGGCGCATTCCAGAAGAGGAGCGCCGAGAAATTTTGGCGCGCCGCAATCAATCGCAACAAGAGAGGCGGGCTCTTGAGTCTGGGCAGCCTATTTCATTGGAACGTGCCGCACAGCTTGCTGATAAGGTATCCAAGGAAGCTCCAAAGGGAGGTGACCAATTAGTTACTCTTTAAACGACGTTGCATTGGATCATTTGGGAAGGCTTCGCGAAAAAGAGCGAGAGGCTATTTTTGAAGAAATTCAGAAGGCAAAGGATTCTGAGTCTGTTTCAATTTATCTTCAATTTCAAATGGAATGGCTTGTAAAGCTTGTTGGGATGTTGCTTACAGGCTCTTTTTCTTCTTCTCGTGAGTGTGAGGAAGTTACTATACGAGCGCAAACACTTTTTTCCAATATGCAGATATTGGACGATAAAAAATTAGAGTTATATGACGTTGTGGCGTCTGTTTTGCGACAACAAAAAAAATATAAAGAGGGTTCTTTTGGCATAAAGCACGGGGATACTATTTCCAGGCTGAAAGGATTGCGAAATGGTTCTCGATAGAAAAAAGAAGAAAAAGAAGAAAGGTAAGAAATATGCCTAAATTTAGTAAAAAGAATGGTTCTTTTCGGTATGCCATGGATGGGAATTTTAGGCAGGCAGGACAAGTTGACATGCCTAGGCCCATTTTTTCTGGTCCGGACGGAAAGTCGATTGTTGATGGTCAGGTTAGGGGCCTTAAAAAGTCCCAACCGCAAGAGGCCATTTTTTCTAAAAACCCTACCCCTAAAAATATCTTTGGTTTGAGAGGTGAATTATGAGCGGTGAGATGTTGAATAATAATGCCCAAGAAGAGAGCAACGAGAACTTTACTTCGGATGAAGGTCTTGTTGAGGGCGCGCGGCGTCCTGAAAATTTAAAAGAACGTCTTTCTCAGGTAACAGGCCGATGGGAGCGAACGCTTCGTGCTTTGGAAGATTCCAATGCCCGATATGCTAAGCTTGAACAAGAACTTGGCAAGATCAAATCGAATCATTCCGAGGCGCAAAATCAGCGTAAAAGCGAATTGGCCGACGTTTCCATTGATGATCTTTATTATAGTGAGGCGGAACTTTTGCAGCCTACTGAAGAGGAGTCTGAAAATCCGTCTGCTCGTCAGGATCGATTGCGGAAGCTATCGTTAGTTAGGAAAGAGATTAGGGATCGTGATAGGCAAGAAATTACAGGAAAGTTGACTGCTTCGGAAAAGAAGCAGAAGGCTAAGGGTGAATTTGAAAAGCTCATGCTTGGAGCTATTCACTCTTTACAATCGGGTGCTTCTTCTTTCCGGGATCAAAGTGGTAACATCGATCCCAATTCTCAAGGAAGTAGAACTACCCAATCCATCATTCGCACTCTTTCGGAGAGGCATGGAGAAGATCGCGTATACGAAATTCCTGAGTTGGCTACATTGTCTGTCCTTGCGGCGGATAATTATGTTCGTTCTCAGGCATCAGCATCTTCGAAATCACCTGAGAGTAAGTTGCGTTCAGAGCGCAGGAATGCGGCAATACCTGCTGGCGGCGAGGCGTCACGGGTTGAGCTGTCTCCTCGCGAGAAGGCCGCAAAAAGCGGTGATCTTAACGGAACCCTCGAAAATAATGAGGTTGTCAAGTCTATGATGCAGGATATGCAAATGTTTGCAAGTCAAGCAAATCCTAATCAGTAGATTTGAAGCCTTTTTACTGAAAGGTGATTAGATAATGGCTGTTTCTAATCCCCCTGTTTTTCAGGGAAACCTTTTGGGTGAAGACCTGAGCATGGAAATTGCTCAGATTGGTAATGAGAGTACCCCAGTAAGCATGATCTTGCCGGATCGTGGTTCGCGTTCTAGTCGTACCGAATGGCCCGAAAGGGGTCTGGCTGCTCGCGCACTTAATGCTAATACCTGGGGTGATGCTTATACGTTTGATGGTCCCTCTGCGGGAAACAGACGTGCCAATTTGACGCAAATTATCCAGCAAGTTGTTTTTGTTGATGGTACAAGTATCGCAACGGAAACAATGGCGGGTGGAAATCCCATTGTGGATCAAACTCGTTTGCATCTGGTAGAGTATCTAAATGATGTAGAATACAACATCATTCGTGCTACTCTAGTTTCGGGTGAATCAGGTACAGCCCAGCAAATGGCAGGCCTTGTAGATTGGGCTCTTCAATATGGAGATACCACTACAGGCACTCGTTCTTGGACAACGACAAATTCCGGTCAAACGGTAACCACAGCGTTTTTTGCACAAATGCAAAATCGTATGAGGCGATCGGGGACGCGGTTAACCGACCTGCTAGTTTCTGATGCAGTTCGGCGTCACTTGTCCGTTCAATCATCTTCGACCGAGTATCCTACCTATCGGTCTCAAGCTGACAATACTATCATCGAGGCAGTGGGTTCACTAAGAAACGATTTTGGTGAACACATTCTCCACACCACCGATGATGTTCCTCAGCCGAATGATACCGGTTTTGGTGTTGATTCTACGAATGGCAATATCATTCTTGGTATTGATCGTTCTTTGGTCGAAAAAGCATGGTTGAGACAAACCCGCATGTTCCGTCTTCCTCCTCGTGAGGATGGTATTGCTGCCGTGATCCAGGGCGAAGTTACGCTTCGTGTTTGGGCTTCGGCTGCTCTTCATGCGGATTGGAACGTTTTCGCGCCGGCTTTTTAGATAAAGCAATGGAAAAGAAAAATACAATCAGGAAGGAAGGGGCATTGGCCCCTTCTTTCCACATCAATAAATCTGATCAAAGCTGGGTTGACGAATATATTGAATCTGTTTTTAGGAACTGGATTCATAATTGGCGCGATGAGTACAAAGATTTTAAAGCTGCAATGGAAGTAGAGCGAGATCGTTATGACTATCGAGGAAGTTTTACGAACTTGGCCTACATGTCAAAAGAAAAAGATCGAGAAATTGTCGGCTTTGTTCCAAAGGGTTTGAATTTGATTATGACTAGTGTTTTTGGAGATGACTGGAATTTTAATCAATTTGTTTCAAATAGATTTTGGTATAAATTTGATTTAGGGCGTTTGCGTAAGGAAAAGCCTGGCCGTCCCGGCCCTGGAGAGAAAAGGATAGTTCGATATGAATCCTAAAAATATATCTCTTGGGCTTTCAATCATTACCAAAGACAAACACAGAGAGCTTCGGCGCTTATTAAAAACTTGTAAAGAGGTTAACTTCGACGAAATTGTTGTTTTGGATACAGGTTCCAAAAAGCCAACAGATACGAAAAATGTTTGCCAGAAATTCGGTGCCGAGTTTTATTCATATCATGAAAATCCACACGTCAAAGAAACCAAGCAATTTGGTCATATTTTTGATTTTGGTCACGCAAGAAATACAGCCCTTTCCAAAATGACGACAGATTATGTCATGTGGCTTGATAGTGATGATGAGCTTCGAAATGGAAATCTTGTAAGGCCACTTCTTGCCAAGGTGATTGATAGTGGCAAGGAAGGCATTTCTGCCTATTACCTTTATGCGAAAGACGAACATGGCAATGTTCATACGGAGCAATGGCGGGAGAGAATTTTTCCAAGAAACAGAGTTCGTTGGTATCCGTTTGTCCATGAGATTTGCATGGAAAAGGAAGGAGAGTCGCCGCTTGAACTTGAATTTCTTTCCAAAATGAATTCTCCATGGGTTGAACATGATTGTGTAATTAAGCCTACGAACCGTTCAGATCGAGATATTAGAAACCTTAGGATTATTGATTTCCATAAAAAGAGAAACAATGGAAAGCTAGAATCTAGGATGTGGCATTACGCTGGGAAATCTTTTATGGGCTTGAATCAGTGGAAAGCGGCAATAGGTGCATTTGAGGAACATTTAAAAGAATCTGGATCCGAAATGCATCGCTATGATTCATTGATTTGCCAGGCTGAATGCTACCAAAAAATGAAACTTTGGGATATGGCTAGGGGGACAGCTTTTCGTGCCGTTGCAGAGCAACCAAAATGGCCCCAAGCCTGGACATCTCTTTGTATAACTTGTATGGAAATGAGGCGTTGGGATGATGTTTTGTTCTATAACTCTGTTGGCCTTCTTTGTGAGGAAGATACTTCAACATATAGCTTTTCTCCAATCATGGTTAGAAAAGGTTTAGGTATTACAAGGCACCGGGCTCTTACCGAGATAGAACATCACGAAGAGGCCAGGGATGTTATGGCGGCTCTTCATCGTGATTTTCCAAAAGATCCCGAATTCAAGAGATTATATGAGATATCAACGAGCTTGTTGCGTGATGCAAAAAAAGCGTCGCATTGGTCTGAAATTATGAATGAGCTTGTATCCGAGGACCGGGGATTTGACGAAAGAGCGGAAGAGTTGGCAAGGCTTGCTCCAAAAAGCGTAAAACAATTTAACAAATGGTCATTTCTAAAACGCAAAGAACCGCCTTGCGACAGACCGTCTTTGGCAATTATATGTCCTGGTTCTAGGCCATTGTTCGGGCCTTCTTCTTTAAACAAAGGTATTGGTGGGTCTGAGGAAGCTGTAATACATTTGTCTAAGGCTCTTTCGGATCGGGGTTACTATGTTGATGTTTTTAGGGAAACAAATGAAGAGGGAGAACATGATGGTGTTCGCTGGTATCCATTTGCGGCGATACGAAAAAAGGATCGCTATGATGTTGTTATAGGTTGGCGAAACCCTGATATTTTTGAAACTCGTTATCCGAATGCGAGAACAAACGTTCTTTGGTGTCATGACATTCCCGTTCCTGGCCAGATTAAACCATATCACGTTAAAAACATTGATTATGTAATGGCTCTTTCTAAGGACCATGCTCAGTATTATGATGGAATCGTTCCTAAAGAAAAAATTATTATTACAAGAAACGGCTTAAGTTCCAGTTGGTTTGCTGATCCTAAAAACAATCCAAAGAAAGTTATTTATGCAAGTAATCCAACAAGAGGCCTTTGGAATCTTTTTCATATTTGGCCGAATGTTTTCAAAATAACCGGGGCAGAGCTTCATTTTTTTTATGGGTTTACTGATTGGCATAAAGCCATAGTAGCGCACCAGCCCAGGGAGCAAATGCTTATGGTGGATATGAGAAATCGTTTTAGCGAGCTTGTAAGGCAAGGACACAAAATTTTCGACCATGGTATGGTTGGCCATAATGAGCTTCATAAGCATATGGCAAGTTCTGGTGTTTGGGCTTATCCAACATCATTCCCGGAAACAAATTGTTTGACGGCTTACAAAATGCAGGCTCATGGTGCCGTTCCGGTTACTTCGAGATATGCGGCTTTGAATGAATCCGTACAATGGGGTGAGAAAGTTGGTCATCAAGAAATTCCAACAATGGAACCAGAAAGCCAAGATTTAAAAGTTTTTGAGGATAAGTTAATCAATATGATTCTTGATGCAAACAAGCAGAAAGACATAAGAAAGGATATGATTCCATGGGCGAGGAAACATTTAACTTGGGAGGAAGTAGCGGATCAGCTATGGGAGGTTTTCGAGGAGGGGAAAAAGGATCGGATGGTTTTGGTGCCTCCAGCGCCAATGAATCTAATCCTATCCGAGAGCTAATTCACGGGAAGGAAAATGTTAATCTTTCGGATTTTATTATAAACGATAAAGTTGCCATCGAGAAGCAACGCAATGAAGTATACAAGCCAATGTCTGAAAATGACATAAAAGGTGATTTGGCAACTAAAGTTAAAGGTGTTTTTGATCTTCCTGATGGGGCTGAAGATTCTATCGAGGTTGGTCAAATGAGCAAAATTATTTCTGAATATCTTTATGAAGAGCTTGGTGTTTATGAGCCGGAAGAGGTTTTGTCTACTATGATGCACATCATGCGTGAGAATGAAATTTCTGGTCAGCATGGATCTCAGCAATTGGAAAATTTCACCAAGTTTATTTTGAGCCAAAAAAAAGAACGCAAGCTAAGAGAAATTATTGATCAATATGGTAAATACGGAACAACTAAGAAATTTGGTTAATCCAAGGCCGGGATTTCATTTTGTTTTTGAGGTTTATTGGATTGGTGGACACGATAAGGAAAAAAAAAGATTAGTTCGTTTATTACAGGGAGAAAAGGCGATTAAGGCCATGGAGATTGCTTTTGAGGCAAGTGGTGGAAATGTTAGAAAGGCCATTTCTTTAATTGAGGCTGAACTTAAGCGTGGTGTTTGATGCCTGATGATCTTTTAGCAATTGGAGAAATTTTTCAAACAGTTTTCCATAGGGAAGCTGAGGCTATAAAGGCATTGGCTTATGGATTTGATGGCTCTGGATTCGATAGAATTCGCATTGACACAGATGGACATGTTCAGGTTGATGTTCAATCGGGAAACATTACCGTTCAAGAGCCACTTTCAATAGATGACAATGGCGGGTCTTTGACGGTTGATGCGTCTGATCTAGATATTCGCGATTTGGACTCATCACAAGACTCTGTCGAAGTTTTGCAATCCACAGCTTCCAACCTTAATGCTACTGTTTCTCAGCAAAAAGGAGACCTATCTACTGACAATTCCACAGAAACCCCACTTCCTCTTGACGGAGTTTTTACGGGAAATTGGGAGGATTTGGATAACTACCAAGGGATTAGAATTGCTATATATTCTGATCAGGATTCTGCTGGATCGAACCATTTGGCTGTCGAGTGGTCGCATGATAATGGCACAACAACGGGAAACAACGAGAAGATAGGAAAGATTACCGGAGATAATGGTGCGGTATTTTTTATTCCAAAAAGGTTTAGATATTTCAGGGTTGTATATAAAACAGGCTCTGCTCAATCTACGTTTGTTTTAAAGACATACAAGCTTTTTTCTCCTGTACTTCCCGTGTACTCGGAGACTGGGCAAGGCGCCGGGTCAAAGCTTACTACTCCAGGCATGCCGCTTTTGTTTCGTGCTGGCCAGAGCCCCAACCAAACGTGGTCCGTTCCGTTTCAGTTTACTCCCATGCCTGTTGGAATCGTTGACGCAGGAGGTAGCGGCGATCAGGTTGTAGCGCTAAGTGGTGGAGATTATGGTATAGCAGACAATTTTGGTCTATTGGTCAATGCGAGAAACCGCGCTTTTGATACAAAAAACACAACAGTTGCCAATAAGGGCAAAAAAACGGTGGATCAAACATCTGGAGGAGTTACGATTTTGGCTCTTAACACAAGCCGAAAAAAAGCCTGGATTCAAAACGTTGGAAGCGAATGGGTCAGGCTTGATCTTGGCAGTTCGGCCGATGCGGATAGTGAAATAAGGCTCCCCCCAGCGGTTGGAACGTATACGATAGAGCCTACGGGAGGGTACGTTTATACAGGCCAAATAACGGCATTTTCCGAGTCGGCAACTTCTAGCGAAGTGGTTCATTATGAAGAACAAGCAACACTATAGGAGCACGGCATGACTGCTCCAACATATACCCCAAAGGGTGTAGCGTCTCAAATCGGTGTTCCTGTACCCGATAATATTAAGGACCTTTACGGGGACGGAAGCGATGCGTCTATTTATTATGACGGCACAAACCTGGTGATTGATCCCGCCGAAGTGGGAACAGGCAAAGTTGATCTTAACGGAGAAGATCTTTTGTGTGACCAAATCGGGATGGCGGGACTTTCAACGGGCGGTGGAGTTTTAATTGCTGCTGACGGAGTTTCTGGGACAGGTATTGTGGCGGGTTTAAATTTTGTGATCGATTATTCCGGCGTCTCTAACATTGCCGGGAACTTGCAATCAAAAATCACTTATTCTGGGACAGCCACAAACCCAGACACTTATGGGGCTCTTTTAACGGCGAGACAGGGAAGAGCGGATGCGGGTATTGATGAGATTTGGGGTGCCCAATTCAATTCTACTGTTGAAATTGGACTAGCTAGCGGGTTTCATTTTTTCTACGGCGCAGATTTTCGTGTACTTGACAATTCTGGAGGGGCGAGTACTGGTGGAATTGTCGGCAGTTATGGAGCGATATTTCGTTCTATCCCTACTATAGCTGGTGTGTCTACCCAACTGAAGGCTGGTCCGTACAGTCTGGAAAACATTGTTCTTGCCGTTGATAAACATATTAATCTTGAAGGGGCAGCGAATCTTTTTTCTATTGGCGACACTTATATCACTTCAAGGCGGTCCGCAACCGGGGATGTAGGGGTTTTCATTGATGGAACGGAGTGCCTTACCTTCGATAACGATCATGTTGACTTGCTCCAAGACATGATTGTTGCCGACACAATCAATTTTCAGTTCAATACATCTACCGGGACAATGATTGGGACAGGTACCGGGGAGAAGATGGGTTTTTGGGGGGCTACCCCTGTGGCGCAGCCTTCCGCCTATACCCAGACGTATTCGTCTGCGGATAAAACCCATGCTAATCCTACCTCTTCGACGCTTACAGATAGCACGGGTGGGACAGCCAATACAACAGTAGTTGCCATGCCCGCGGTAAACGGCTCGGGAGCAACAACGGCCCAGGAAAATGCCGTTAACGACAATTTTGCCGACCTGACAGCTCAGGTAAATAATCTCAGGGCTGATTTAATTGACCTAAAACAATTGGTTAACTCATTAATAGATGATTTACAAAATATAGGAATGGTAGGATGACATTACCCACGGTGACAACAAAATCTGGACAAGTGATTGCGGTAAATAATTACATTAAATCCGAACACGCAAAAGGCAACATTACCGATGAACAGCTTATTGCGCTGGATAAAAAACTTACCGCCAACACACTCCCCCCAGAATCAACTGTTCCCCCTCTCGTTGTTAAACTAAACTCCCTTGCGCGGGCTGTAAAGGTAGCCGTTCAGTATGCTGGGCTTTGCAATATGAAAGTTTTTGACGAAACGGGGACAACGGTCGAATTTGATATGAGCAAAGAGGAGAGCGAGGGCGTTGACAAATTAAAGGCCCGTCTTGGCTCTGCTTTGCTGGAAGTCGATAAAGCGTACCAAAATCTTAAGGACCTGGGGAAATGACTGAAAATGCGGAAAAAAGACTGGCCATTACTATTCTTGGAGCGGTGCTAACTCTCCTGACGTTGGCTGCCATGGCTTGGGCCAATTCTATGCACAATCAGCTCGAAAAACTTATCGAAGGCGTTGTTTTGCGCGAGGGCAGGATTTCTTCTCTTGAATCCGATTCAGAAAATTTAAGGGAATGGCTTTTACGGATAGATACAAAGCTGGACAAAATTATTAATATGCAAGGGAAGAGAAAATGAACAACAAGAACATTGGAACACATAATCAAATTTCAAAAGAAATTAAGGATTTGGCATCATCTGGATTTTTAAAGTTTTTGGAATTAAAACAATTGCAGAGAAAAGAGAGAATTTTACAAGAAGAAATTGTTAGGATTGAAAAGGCATTATCTTCTCTACAAAAAGGCATAATCGAGAATGACTCAAAAAATACAAGGATGGAAAAGTCTTCCAGATAACATTGATCTTATTCCTAAGATCCATAAAAATACCCCTGCGGCGGGAAGGATAAATCCTTCAAAGGGGTCTCCCGCTGGATTCTCCGTGGAAGAGGGAATTTATTGGATCCAAATCACTCACGAAGTTCACTCAGATTTTTTTGATATAGATATTAGCATGGACGGTGGTTTAACCGAAGCAATAAGAATTGCTTCACCGGCAATTGACTTAACTACGGACAATGACGTATTTCTTGCACAAATGTATATTCGCATAATGGAGCCTGGCACACTTACTTTTACGGTTGCGTCGAATGCTGCAGCCGGAACAGATATGGTAGTATTTTTAAACAAAATAGATAGGTGATTTAATGGAAACTGGATATTTGACATTTGGAGAAATTTACAATCAGGCATCTAGGGTTGTGCAGGATCCGACATCTTCTTTTATTTCTATGATTAAGGAAGAAATCAATGACTACTATGTTATGGCGGCAAAGAGAACCGATTGGAGGGAGCTTCGCCGTCTTGTGACGAGTGGTATTTCTTTTACAGCAGGAGCGGGAAATTTATATCTTCCCAGGGACGTTGGAAAAATAATTGCAATTGTAGACAATACAAATAATCGTTGGCTGGATCAATATCCAATGGATTTTATTCTTTATGCTTCGCCGGCATTTTACGACGAAGAGGGAACGGCTATTGCTTATTCTCCCATTGGGTTTTTGGGAAGGGAGGCTGATTTTAGCAGTTCAGCCGAATTGATAAGGGCGGTTTCTTCGTCTTCTTCCGATACTACGCAAACAGTAAGACTTGTTGTCAAGGACAGCAATGGATTGGAAAGAGAAGATACACTTTCTCTAAACGGGACAAGCAATGTTGACACGGCGAATACTTGGGATGATCTTTTGAGCGTTTCTTGTGATGATGCTAAGCAGGGTGTTGTGACGATTTCTGGCGTTACGTCTGGAACTGTTTATGTTCGTCTCGCTTCCGGTGAAAAAACTTTTCGTACTCAGGTTCTTCGTCTTTACCAACCATCCGAAGACGCCAACTCGATTGCTCTTCTTTATAAAAAAGCGGTCCGTCGTATGCAAAATGATGACGACGTTCCAGAAATTCCTATCGGCGAATATCTAAGAAAGATTGCAATATCTAAGGGATATCAATTTGATGGAGACAAGCAAAACGCAAGAGAAGTTTTTGCTGAAAGCGAAAAAATGTTTTCAGAGGATGTGGATTCTTCTACGGGATGGGGTACTTGGATTTCTGCGCCGCGTCCTAGGCCAAGGACGGGAATTCTCAACTCAAGTTGGAGGCAATCAAGACCTTACCAGAGCTGATATGGCTAGATACCAAACATTAGAGCAGGAAATCATTCTAAATTTCCGAGATTTTTCGGGAGGTGTGAACAATAAACTCCATCCGTTACTACTTCCGGAAAATCAGTGTGAGAAGTTGGACAATCTAGATATTTCGATACCTGGCATCGTTAAATCAAGACTTGGTTATCAATCAAAGCTCGATGATTTGAGTCTTGATACACGAGTGGGGGCAGGTCTTTATGATTATTTGAAAGATGATGGCACCCATACCCTTTTATTGTGGCGGTCTGATTTAAGTGCAGGGAACGGAAACTTTGGATTTTTTGAATGGAATGGTTCGGCATCAACCTGGACAGCCCAGGGTGCGGACGATTTTGACGTTACGAGTTCAACGGGCGCTTTGGATGAAATTTTTGGTCTGCCGTTTAAGGATCTAATGATTTTTGTTAATTCGGTTACCGGAGCGGCAATCGATTGGGATGGTTCCACTTTAGCTGGCAATATTCACGCCACGGATGCAAGCAATGATGATTTTTTTCCATCTGGTCATATTATGGCATCGTGGTTGGGCAGAGTATTTGTATCAGGTAATTCTCTTACAATGTCTAACCAATTTTCCAGCCCAAAGCCAGGTTTTGTTTGGCCATCCAAAATTTTTGATCCAGTTGACGGCAAATGGAGCAGAACGTCAAGGGCATTCCGAGTAGGACAAGGCAATGGTTGTCACGTTCGTGCATTGTTGCCAATTAGAAACCGTGAAATGATAGTATTTTGCAACAATACTATCCATGCTGTTTTGCCGCCCATTAATATGTTTTCACAAACTGCTTTTGGCCACCCCACTGCCGAAAATTTTCCGGTTCAAGAAATCCATCCATCGATTGGTTGTGGTTCAGGAAAAACGGCAAAGCTGGTAGGTGAAGATATAATATTTATGGATCAGTATGGGAATATCAGGCGTTTATCAAGGACGCAACTAGAGCAAAACCGTGGCGTTGTTGGTCTTCCTATTTCCGATCCAATACAAGGCTACATTGATCGAATCAATAAAATATATTTGGGTCTTTGTACGGCGTTTGTTTCTGGTCGTAATTATTATATATCCGTTCCGCTTGATTCTGCGACAAGCCTAAGCCATACACTTGTTTTCGACGTCCCCCTTGGTGTCTGGATGGGTATTAGGGATTATTCTTGGTCCAACTATGTTGAATCTTCCGTTGAGGACACAATAAATGATTCCGAAAAAAGAATTTATGTTTTGGATGGCACAACAAACATACAAATGTATGAGATTGAAAGTGGGAATTCTGATGATGGCACAGCAATTGGGCAAACATTTCAACACAAAAGGTTAGACTTTGGTCTTCCTAACACGCACAAAATTGGAAAAACTCTTTGGATGTATTTTGTTGCATCAGGAAATGCAGATGTTGAGGTTTTTGCTTCACCTGATGGGGGTGGATTTCAAGTTTTGGAAGGAAGTCCAATTAATTTATCCGGCAATGCCGGGTCTATTCCTACTGAATATCCATATACACTGGGTGGTGGTGGTGTTATCAGAAAGTCTTTTCGGCTGACGGATTTAGGGAGATGGACAGATCTTGAAATCAAGTGGACTCAAAGCGGTTTGGATTCATCTGGGTCTGTAATACAGACGGAATTTCTCGGATATTCAATTTCAGCGGTACCTGCAAGTCCAAGAAGGAGTTAGATATAGTAATGGAAGTAACACCCGGAGTGACATTGGCCAATTTAACGCAAGCAACAAAGGAAAACTTTGAGGCATTGGTAAATTCTGCCACGTTTGCAAATGGTGAATATACAGATTTTGTTGCAACCAATAGGCCAGTTTTCAAGGGGGGTGGCGCTCCTGAGCCTGTAAAGGGTCAGATTTGGTTGAATACATCCATTTCGGGATTTTTTTCTCTTATGTATTATGATGGTTCTGGATTTAAGCCACTTTCATTTGGTCTTAGTCTTACGAACAAATCTGGATCTTCCATGCAAGCGGGTGATGCCGTGGAAATTGTTCCAAATGAATCTCATTTTGATATTCCAGGGACTTCTTTTGATTTAGATAGAGGGATTTTAGCAGTAGATACTGAAAACGATCAGGAGGGGCCCGTTATTTTTCGTGGTATTGCAAAAATCAGACAATTTGATGAAACAACCTATGGTACTGCTGTAAATATGGGATTTTTGCGTGTTGATTCATCAACGGGTATTAAAGTAGATGCAAGCTCAAGAACATCTGTGAATAGTGTTATTGGAAGGCTTTTGGATAAGACAAACAAAATTGGATATATAGCAGGAAGGTTGATTTTTTAATGGGTTCGGCATCGATAGATACTTCTTCTTCTGGAATCGGTCTTGGTACTAACGAGAGTCTTAATACTTTGACCAACAAATTAATTGGGTTGATTGAAGAAGCCACTTTTTCTGACTTTGATGACGATGATATGGGAAGCGGGGCGGCGATTATCCGCCGTCAAGCTTCAGCTCCCAGTTCTGTTGAGTATGATTTTTGGGCCGATACGACACTAGATAGGTTGCGTGTATATAGTGGGCCAAGCGCTGGGAATCGTTGGGTGCCTGTGGACGGATCTGGAGAATCCATGGTAAACAATACCGGGGCTTCTAGGTCTGCTGGCGATGTAGTTTCTTTTTCTGGAAGCGTTGGCGATAATGAATTTGATGCTGATCCATCAGATGGCTCTGGAAATCCAACAACGGGAGTATTGCAAGAATCTGCAATTGATAGTGCCCTTGGGTTGGTGCAAATGGGAGGGCATGTTACGACGGTTAAGGTAGATGGAACAGTTGGTGGAGGTATTTCGATTGGAGATTACTTGACGATAAGCACCTCTGCGGGTGCATATATGGTAGCGACTGGTGGCTCTACTCTTGCTGGTAGCTGTGGCGTGGCGCTTGAGGCATCAAGCTCCCAAAACACGATTGAGGCCATTATTTGGCCCTATAACGGATGATTTATGGTTGGCAAGGCTAAAGCAGGAAACAGCCCTAAAGCGGGCCAGGTAAGGACAGCGGCCCTAGATCATGCCTTATGGGGCACAGAAACGAGCCCTGGGAGCGGTATTTACACGATATCGTGGATTAGTCCTCTAGATGAAACAAATCTGGCATCAGGCTCTGGCGTTGCTCATGTATCCAGCACGGCACCGGATAATACTGACTTGCTTTGGCTTGACACAAATATTGATATATGGAGGTTTTACAACGGATCGGTTTGGTGGCCAATTGGTGGAACGATTCTGACGAATCGCTCTGGGGGTCAACTTGTCAAGGGAGATTTGGTTGTTTTGGACACATCAAATTCTAAATCCGTTACGACGACAACGACACAAAATCAGCAAATACAATGCTTTATAGCGGAAGAGACAATAGCTGACCAATCTACGGGAATATTTCGGCTTTTGGGTTCAACAAAGGTTCAGATATCTGGTTCAGCCTCTATTGGAAATGGTCTCCATACATCTAGCAGTGCCAAGAAGGGCCAGGGTTTGAGCTCTAGTGGTCTTACTGGTCGTGTAGGGTTTTTTACTGGCAGTGGTACAGATAGTTTAGTTGATTGTTTCCTGTATGGTCAGCCGAGGGCGACATGAAAACCATCAAAGAATTGATTGATCTCTACGACTGGCTCAAAAAGGCCAATATTAAAGATCCTTTATTGGAAAAAATGCCTTTTTCTGAGTTAATTCAGAATGTTTTTTGGACGCAAACCCTGATTCAGAATGAAGTTATTTTTATTATGTCCTCAAAAAAACGAATCAAGGGTGTTTTTGTGGGCTGGCCGACCAAAGGCAGGATAGATAAGCACGGAACGGCCGTTCCAGATATCAAAGGGGATAGGTTTTATGTTAGATTTTCCTATATATCGCCAAAATACAGATCCTCTAACAACTTAGAGGATATTTGTGTTCAAATATACAAATGTTGGCCCCAAATCAAGGGTATGTTCCACGTGGAACGATCAAATGGGACCGCAAAGCCAAGTCAATTTGACCAGGAGGTCAAGGAAAATAAGAAGACTTCTGTGAAAAGGAGTAAATAAACATGGGTTTATTTGATTCAGTAAACGATTTTTTTTCTGAGGCAAATGATTTTTTTCAAAGCCCTGGTGGGATTGCTACCTCTATACTCTCTCCATTTGGGCTTCCTGTTCCTGGTGGAGCCCCCGGGGTGGCCGCTCTTGGAGATTTTCTAACAGAACCAAGCACGACAGGATTGAGCAATTCTTTAAAGGGCCTTACTCCATTGGGCCAACCCGGCCAGTCTGGTTCGGGAAATCCACAAGTTGACCAACTCACGAGTGTGCTTTCCAATCTTTTGCCTGGTGGAAACCAATTACAGCAGTTTTTGGGCCTTGGAAGCGAGGAAGCTACGGCACTAAACAGACTTCAGGGAGCTAGCCTTCTTGGGGCGGCGTCCTTGCAAAACCAACTGGCCCTAAATGAGCAATTCATACCAAAAATTGCCCAGCAGCAACTTTTCTTACAACAACAGCTTGTTCCAGAGCAGCTAAAACAGATACAAGGTTTCCAGGGCCAAGCCCTTTCAGGTGCAATAAACAACATATTTAGTACACCTCTTACAAAGGAGCTTGTCTCTTCACAGGATCCAATAAGTTTTGAGCAAGCTCAAAATAAATTTGGAGTCAATGAACTTTTAGAGGGTGGCCTTCCAGATGACGTAAAATCTGAGATATTTGATACGTTTGCCCAACAGGCTGAAACCCTTGGGATTCCAACTCTTGGTTCTCCATCAGGGGCCCAGGATTTGTTGGAAGCTTCCAGTTTGCAGGGTTTACAACTAAGGGAGAGTTTGTTGGGATCGCGTCAAGGGCTGGCATCCGATGAGTTTAGGGGTCGTTTAACCGGCGCTCTAAACGTAAGGCAGGCACTTGGCCTTCCCACAACGTCTGGTCTTTTATCTGGCCAGCTTGGTGCGACAGGTCTGCCTGAAGCTAATGCTTTAGGGCTTGGAACCTTTTTCCAGGGCCAGGGAATTGATTTGATCCAATCACAGAAAGAAAGACGTGAAGCTAATCGAGCTGGGGCTTTTGCTCTTGGTGGTTCGATCCTTGACGTTGGAACTAGCTTTATCCCCTTCTTATAGGAGTTTAAATGGTTATCAATTTTAGGCAAGGAACAATACCCCAAGGAACTAGATTAACTCCCCCACCGCGAGATACCGGTCGAAGGGCAGCGTTTCGAGCTGAAGCTTTAAAACAAATTGCTGATGGAATCAGGCAAGCGGGGAAAAATATTCGATCTTCTTTGGAGAAACGGAAAGAATTAGACTTCAAGATTTCCCAGGAATCTAACCGTGTCAATAATATTTTATCGCAAATTAATACCCCTAAAAATGTTTTTGAAACTGGTCGAATAGCCGATATTGGTGGCCAAACACCACAAGGCATACCGCAGGTAAGAATAAGACCTGCCAGACCAGAAGAGAGACAGCAAGCATTTGAAATTTTCAAAAAAAATCAAATCCAAGCCGCAAGAATAAAAGGATTGGCAACCGCAGAAACAAAAAAAGTTGAAAGGGAAGAGGATGTAAGTGGTCTATCTGAACTGCTAAAAATTTTAGCGCAACCCGAGACTGGTCCAGATGGGAGGGGTGAGGCAATTATTCCTGGCAGATTTTTAGAGCCGTTAATAAAAACCCTTTCTAGCGAAAATACTGGAGTTCGTCAGGCCGGGTTTAAATCGCTTTCCAATTTCTTTGACATTTCAGAAGAAAAACTAAAAAACCGCCTTGATCGCTTGGAGGCTGATGACGAGCAAGAGCGGTTTAGAGAAAAATTGCAATTTAGAAAAGATCTTGAATTAAAGGTTTTTAAGAAGCGAGAAAAGTTTAAAGACACACAAAAGCGTGAATTTGAAGAATTTAAAAACAAAATGAAGCGTAAAAATAATCTGACTCCAGATTTTTCTGACGTTCTTTCTCTTGCTACAAGGTTTAAGACTTCTTCAGTTTCTGCATTTGGACTGGATCTTATTGGTGATGAATCTCACATTTCATCAGCTTTAGGGTTTATCAATACGTTCCGATTGGCGCAAGGAAACGAAGAGCTAAAAATTGATGAAGAAATTTTGGACAACGTCAATCTTCAACCAAGATCAAATTTGAATCAAATTCCTGGAGATAATGAAGATTCACGCGATACAAAGCCGAGCATCATAGACCAGGCCATTGAATCGGCAGAAGAAGAGCTGTCCGATGAGGGTTTATAATATTGGTTGTTGAGCAAAAAAATCCGCAAAAACAAGCGCCAAAAACTTTTGAGCGTGGATTTTTATCTAATGTGATTAAGGATCTTCTTGTAAGGCTGGATGGCGATCCAGATCGTGTTCAAAAAGCCTTAATGCCACAATTTGGCGATATTGTTAAAAGGGATCTTGAGGCTAGAGAGGTAACGCAGCGATATATTGAACCACCAGAAGATTTTAGAGGATTAATAGGCAGTCTTTTTCTTGATCCTCTTGAGGGCAAAACGCAAGAAGAAACCGTTCGTGCTTGGGTTATTAAAACCATGCAGGATAACGGATTTGAAAACATACCCAAAACAAAAACAAATACCAGATTTACAAAAGAGGAGCTATTAGTACGCCCATTAAATTCTTTGGTCCAACAATACCGCCTTGCCGACTTTACTGTAAAAGAATTTAATCGAATCAAACCATTTGCAGACAAATTTGTAGAAGTTGAGGATTTTTTATCAGAGAGTTTAAATGCTAACTACGAGTCTCTTAAAGAGATCATGTCCAGTCCGTCCAATCTGATTGAAACCAATCCTGAAATTCCCGGAATAGTAGCACAAACATTTGGGCTTCTTATTGATACTCCTAATTCTGCTCTGGCGAGCCAACTTTCACGAAAAAGGGGATATGTGGTTGAGGATTTACGATCCAGATTTGAGTTTAATAAAAATACAAGATTGGTGCTAAAGAATGTATTTGATCCCGCCAAGGGCAAAAGGGTGGGAAAAAATGTAAGGGAAAATGCGCAGGGTCAAGAGGTTCAACACCAGCCAGAATTTTTGGTTTCTCAAGATCCATTAACGGCTGCTATGGTTTTAGGTCGTATGCTTGAATCGAATGGGGATCCGAGCCAAGTTGACTTGAGAGATATTCAGAATCGTATAGGAACATTTGCAGACGCGAAAATTCAAGACGAGTCCCTAACGCCCGATTTGATTCCTCTGACAGGAAACAAGGCTGGCTTTTTAAGTGGAAATCCTACTATCCAAGAAAGGCTTACCGATCCACTGGCTGCAATAATGAGCGCTGGTCTTTCGCAAAACCTCCCAACATTACAAGAAGTTTCTAACAGGCGTCTTGATTCCGAGGTTCCTGGTGAAATCGCAGAATTTATCATACCTTTTGGTCCTTCTCTTTTTCGCGGCCTTATAAGAGCGCCTGGTCGTATTTTTCAAAAAGGTATTCGTCAGGAAGCTAAACGTGTAGCTTCTGGTGTTATCAATAAAAATTTGGGTTTGCTGACAAAGGCGGAAAGAAGGAACATTTCCAAGGGTCTTATTGCCGAGAAATCATTTTTAGTAGATGCTGGGATCGAAAAGGGGACCAAAGAAATCCTAAAGCGTCTTGATAGAATTTCTGGCGAAACAAGAATTCACCGTGGGTTTACGGCTGGTGGAAATGAAAAAAGGTTTATTTTTCAATCGAAGGAAACCGAAGAAGCGTTTCAACAAGGAAGTTTGGTTGTTCTTCCTGGCCAAGCTGGCCTTAGGTCTTTTAATGTTGAAAAAATCTCAGGATTAGAGGCGTTTAAGAAAGCCACTTCAAGGGGTTCATTGCCATTTTTGAAGCGTGGAACTTTTGGTGACATTCGAAAAGAAAAGCTTGAATTTGACAAAGTTGTTGGTATTTCAGCCTTTAATACGGACCTTGTAATTAAGAAATATCTTTCTGCTGGGGAAAAACAATTTGGGAAAATGTCACAATCCCATAAGGATGTTTTTTGGAAAAAGGTTCTCCTGGATGATCTTGAGCATGAGGTCAAAATTGGGAATCAACTTCCTTCGCCTTGGACGCCAGCGAAGGTTCGGCAGGAAATGCAAAGAATCAAGTCATCGGATATATTTAAAGACGGAAGGGTCCAAGCGGCACTTAAATCCAGGAGTAAATTTTGGAGAGAATTTAGAGAAACCTATATTTCTGAAATGGAAGCTATAGGTCTTGATGTATCCCAGATAAGGAATAACCCTAATTATTTTCGCCACCAGGTTGTTGATTTGTCGCATATACAATCCGAATTGAGCCGCAATATTTCCAAAAAAGCAAGGAAACCAAGGGGGCAATCCTTCCTAAAGGAAAGAAAGGGATCGAATCTGCCGATTCAAACCGGTCCATTGCCTGAAGCTCAAGTTATCCGAGGCATGTTTAATGACATATCGACAGCGAAGTTTATTAAGGCTTTTGATAAACACAACAAAATAAAGGAGTCCGTAAGAAAGGCGAAAAAATTCCGCAAGGCAAACAAAGAGGCTATAAAGTCTGGCAAGGTAAGAAGTAAAACTTATGAAGATTTTATTCCTGAGGGCCATTCGATATACAACCTGGACGATCAAAGAGCTTTTTTTTCTACAAACACAATATCGGACAGGGTCCTAAAAGAATTAGGCGAACTAAACCTAACAAGTTTAGGTGTTAGCGCAGACGATATCAAAAAAATGACAGCGCGCGGCCTTGTTATGGGGAAAAAGAAATTTCCCATGGTATTGCCAGATCCATTAGTTAAAACTCTAAACCAATTGGAAAAAGACGCTATTGCAAATGCCGTTGATCCAAATTCCTTGAATTTCTTTTTGGAAAAAGCGACTTCGCTCTATAAGGAATGGATATTAACCAGTCCAATTCGAATATTGGAATATAACGCTAACAACGCGACATCAGATCTTTTCAAGACGGTACAATTCAATCCTAAGGCCCTTCGTCCTGATTTTATTATGAGATCTATCAGAGAAATGTTCCCCTTGGTATCTGGAAATTACCAAAATTTGACAAATGATGCAGTTGATTTTGCGCGAAAGGGTGGTTTTTTCTCAGCATCACGAATTCATGAGCTTGGTGGAATTAAAGACTTAAAAAGACTTCAGCGTATGTTTAAGCTCGGAAATTTGCCCAAAACAGATGGTGAATTTTTATCGTTTGTTAATGGTATACGGCAAAATACTCAACTTCTTACCGATTACCGAGAAATGATCCTTAGATATTCAAACTTTTTATCCATTAACGATGATCTGTTTCGTTCCGGTGGAAAGGTAACTAAATATTATGCGAGCAATCCCAGAGAGGTAGACGCTCTAGCGACAATAGGTGACAAGGCATACAAAATGTCTCAGGACATGTTAGGCAGGTTTGATGATTTGGCACCAATAACGGCGAAGTCAAAAAGAGGTTTAATTCCGTTTGCTTCCTGGAAACAAGTGAATGCCGAGAGTTACATTAATGGATTTGCAAACATGGTTGTTGGAGAAAAAGAATCGACAAAGGTTCTTAAAAAACTTGGCTTCCAGCTTCCAGTCACGCTTGTGGGCGCTGCTTCGAAAACTGCGGTACGTTTAGGTGCCTTTTCTCTTAAGGCATCAATCCCTTATGGGATATCCTATATGTGGAACAATACGGGATGGAGGGCTGAACTTGAAAGCGATCTTTCAAGGGAAGACAAAATCAGGCCCCACATTTGGGTGCCATATGCTGGTAGCGAAAACGACGCTCAGCAAAAAGTCAATATTCCACGGAGAGGCGGCCGAGCCGCAGGCGGCCGAGCCGCAGGCGGCCAAGCCGCAGGCGGCCAAGCCGCAGGCGGTAAAACCAAAGAAATCAAGGTTCCAAGAGGATATTATCAGCCGTGGGAGGAGGCGCTTTTTGATTTCAGCCGTTGGTTTGGGGGAGAGCGGATTCCTGGATTCTGGGAGGATCTAAAATATGGGAAAATCAATCTTGGTGAGTTTATGGCGGAGGTTGGTGGAAAACAGCCTCTAAACCAGATCTACCAGGGTGTCAACCCATTTGTCAAATTTCCGATTGAGGGTATATTTCGTCAAAATACATTCCCTGATATATGGAGAACACGTCCCATAAAGGACGATCAGCATAAGTTTTGGAGAATTTTGGCCCTGGGTGATGCCTATAGGGTGGCAACAGGAACGCCTACACGTCAGGACTTAGATAGTGTTATGGATGTGTTTTTTAAAAAGGTCGTTCCAAAGGAAAGGGCATTCTATCAATATAGAGATGAGGTTAGGGAGTTTCTTCGTCAAAATGGGCGGGATGTTACAGTTATTACCGATTCTCCCCTATCCGATGTTCGTTGGCATATGTATCAAGCAGCCCGTGCTTCGGACGTTGAAAACGGACTAGATCACGCCGAGGAGCAGTACAGAAAATGGATTATCAATGGCGGCAATCCGGCCAAAATAATTTCAAACTTCAAAAATTTTCATCCAGATAATAATATCCCAAAAGACCTTCGTGCTAAATGGCTAAAAGAAATGACACCAGAAACAAAGCGGCTTAGGGGCATAGCAAACCAATGGTTTCAAATTGATTTTTTAAATAAGGCGAAGTTTTACAAAAAACTCGGACAGAGATTGAAGGCAAAGGGAAACGTGATAAAAGGGAAAAAATAGTTTGGCAAAATCGTCGCCAAGAAGACGATTAATTTCTCAGGAGGATGTTCAATGTTGTTCGATGTTTTAAAAGGTCTTTTCGGATCGAAAACTTTTTTGAGTACAGTTCTGGGTATTGTTTTCGAATGTATTAACGCGCAATATGGTCTTGGAGCGCCATCTGGATCGGGGCTCCTGCCAGGTGCTGCCATGAGTTTAAGAACACTCGGCAAGGAGAAAAGCCAATGAAGACTTCAAAATTTGGATTAACGTTTTTGTTTTTAGTGTTTGCGATGATTTTGCAGTCATGCTTGATGCAAAAAACCAGATCAAACCTAAAAGAAGAAACGCTGCCTCTAATTGAGGAAGCCGTTTCAGCCGCAATTCCTGGATTGATGTCTTCAATTGCTATCGATTTAATCGAGCTGCTTGAGTTCCCTTTCGATGCGATTGGTGATTTGTTGGGTCTAGAGGCCGAAAATCAACCAAATGGCGAAAGCTAGAAAAGACAATCCAGGCAAAAAACTTATCCTATGGGGCCCCCGACCTGCGTCCAAAAAAAACATGATGCGTCGTGGTCGGGGCGGGGGTCTCTACAAAGACACCAAAATAAGGGCCAGTGAAGACGAATGGGGAGCAATCGTTCACAATGCAATCGTTGAAATGGACTGGAAGCAGAGCAAATGTCCAATCCGAATAAATCTAGTTTATCACGCAAAAATGAAACAGTTTGAGATTGAGCTTGAAGAGCTACCATATAGGCAGAACCACAGGCGTTGGGATATCCAAAATTGTATAGCCCTTATTTGTGATGTCCTGGAGAAAGCTGCGTACAACAATGATGCACAAATTACCGACATAAGAATTCGCGAAGAATTTGACTAGGTTATATGAACTAGTTTCGATTTAATCTGACACGTCTTAAAAAAGGGGTTACCCTGGTTGTTGTTAAAAACCGCAAAGGGTAACTGTCAGATAAAGTACTAGTCACTACAGGTTATATTCCCATTCCAGCCGTCCAGTCAAAATCATCAGGTCTATCAGTTTCGAATTCTCCAGTATCTGTTGAACCCTTGTCTGCAAATTGTTGGCTTTTCCAGCGACCAATCCAATCGAGGGCTTCATCCATCCTTTTCCACGAGAGTTCAGAAATCCGGCCAAAATTCTCAACGAATGGATGCTTGGAAGCCTCATTTTCATCATCGGGATAAGGCGCTCCAGCATCACGCAACCGAGCCTTTAGCATATTTTGTTGCTTGAATGATACCAAACCAGACGAATTTGTTTTGCTCCCTCCAGGCTGAGAACCACTATAATTGTTTTTGTTTTTCCACTTGCGCCGGAAGATGCACAGATACGTGGGTCCCTGTTCCGGAATGGCCTGGAATAGTGCCATATCGGCCGCATCGGCCTTTAACAGCAACCCTTCCATCTTATCCGCTGGAACATTAGCTTTAACTGACCAATTTTTCATTTTCATCGCTCCTTGCTGTTACATTGTTGGCTTGGTCACAAATTTCGAATGCTGCACAATAATTTCTGAAATTATCTGGATGGCAGCGGCGATACTTTCCTGGGCGGTTCTCGATGTAAACGGACCCATCCAACTCGTGATCTATCGTCCACTGCTTTGCTTGTTCCATGGTGTCTAGAACCCTAAGAGCAGTTTTTCTTTCTCTCTTTTTGACCGCATATTTATCGCCGGTATACCATCGGTCTTCGTCGGAACAATTTATTAACTTGCTGCCACGCAAGTAGTCCTCTTCTGCTTGTTTGTGGTATCTAACGCGCTCTTCAATGTAATCACGCGCTCTATCCATGGTCCACAGAGGAACCTCTAGGGGAACAATTTCGGTCGAAGGCCATTCAGGTTTTCGCTCCATTTCGCCAGGCCTAATATCCGTCCATGCCCAAATCAATAGTTTGTTCACCTCGATATTATTTTGGGAAAGCAGCCAGCGATATGAATTTAGTTGGCGTTCCCAATCGCTTTCCATGCCCCGCTCAATGTCTTCCTTGGAGCTTAGATAGGAGTAGATAGAACAGCATTTCCAATCGATCAGTGTTTCATTGCTCATCGTTGGATAGTCAGGCTTTCCGCCCAGTATCCAGCCATCGACTTTCGCATAAAACCTTTTCTCTGCCAGATGGGTATATTTTTTCGCTTTTCCATAAAGCAATTCGTGGAAAAGTTGCCCCCGTAGCGACCTTATATTTTCAGACACATCTAGCTCCAGGTTTTTACTCTCATACTTTAGGAGCAGCCTCTTTCTGGCATTGTCTTGCATGGCAGTAATGGTGATATTGCATTTTCCAGGATCATAGTTATCCTGCGAAAGGCAGTCATAGAGAGGCTCGGGGTAGGCATATCTATTTTTAGAATATTTCATTTTGATATTCCTTCTCGCCTGGATTGATTCTGCTTGCGATGCGTTCTAGATGACGAATGCGTTGTACCTTTTTCGACTCGTAGCAATCATCACAGATCAAAATATCATGGCCACCATTCCAGCCATTGGGTATATACCCCGCCACTGGAATTTCGAAATCTAGTGTTTTGGTGGTATATTCGAACCTTCCGCAACTATCGCACGTTGCTCGTAGGACGGTTTTCATTTTGGTTCCTTTCTCTTGTGTCATTTTATTCGATCCCATCGCCCAGAGAGAAAATCCTCCATTCGGCACGCAAATACATGGGCGTAAAATGCTACGATGCCTACAGGCGGATTGCTACCCGGTTGCTTGTGATAGTAGATTGATGAAAGTGATAGTTTCACTCCCAATTTTTCGGCAGCCAGGATGATATCCTGCGACCGTACATCATGCTCCTCGATCATCTCCTGCAACTTTTTTCCATCCCAATGCTTCATGCTTCTATTCTGTATATAGATGATTTGCTTGTCAAATGTTTTCCAGAACAAAAATTTGCCCCCTGTAGCCCTGGTGCCAAAGGGCAAGAACTGTGTGGTTGCCATCCCATATTTTCCCCCCGTGGAGAAGGATAGCCGGCCTGAAAATGATAGTGTTCCTTGCCAGGGATTGTACATGATGGCGCTTTGCGCCCCAGTCCTTAAGAATAATTTTTTTGTAATACGATCTGAGCTGCAAGCTTTTCCCGCGATCCTGCCAGCATGATCGCAAACGCATAACCTTGCTGATGGGAAGAAAATAACACCGGAAGCGACCGTTAGGAAATCTTACTGGCCATGCATTTAGCCATTTGTTGAAATTTTTTTTTGTGCAATAAAGCGGTTTTTGGTCAATCTTAAATCTAGCCCTAGTCATGATCCTTCTCTTTTGAAACTGGCATCTATGTTTTCCTCGATCCAGGAGCCAATTCCATCGCATCCAAAATCTGTAGGATACAAATAATCACGGATAAAAATTTCATCTTCAATGGATAATCCAGAGAGTTCTCGCAATTCGTTAGTCAGATAATACTCCCTAGGTAGAAGTTCCGGATCGTTATCGCAATCATCTATCAGGCAGTAGTATTGATCCTCGATTCCTAGCGCATTTCTTTTCCATTTTGTGCTGGTAGTACACATTGTTATAACGATATGAGCGAGTATGCCAATCGGAGAGTACTGATATTCTCCTGGACCACGTAATTCATATTGAAGATCCTTTTCATAATTTTTAAGCCTTCGAATCCATTCACGCCGAAATCCAGGATTCATGACAGATACTGGCCGATACATGTCGATGGATTTAAACTCTTCCCAATTCATTTTTGCCTCCCTAAAAAATTAGCCCCGCAATAATTAGCAGTACTGTTGCAGCAAACATAACAATTGACGCTTTTGTGAGCTTCCACGAAAGAGAATGTATTCCTTTTCCTTCGCAAAAGTTACAGCAATGCGGTCTGATTTCTATGAAGGATTCATGACGGTTTTCTTCCGCATCATACCCTAGATCATTTTTGCAACCAGAACAAAGAACTTTAAACCTGATACCTTCCATCGTCATCTCCTCTAATTCATAAACCACCAAACTGCATACCAGAATGCCACCACGGGATAAACTGCCTTATCCCACATTTCCCGTCTAGTTATCTTTACTTGCCTTTTTTTCATGGGTTTTTTTGCCAACAGCACCGCAAACGACGCTGTGAACGGATTTGTCAACGGCCCTATAAACGGCGTCGTCAACGGCGTTGCAAACGGCAGCGCGAACGGCCGCACCAACGGCTCCGTAAAAGGCTGCGCGAACGGCTTCGAAAATGGCATCGTCAACGGCGTTGCAAACGGCGCCGCTAACGGCACCGCGAACGGTGTCGCGAACGGTGTCGCGAACGGGGTAGTAAACGGTGTCGTGAACGGCGTCGAAAACGACTCCGAAAACGGGGTAGTAAACGGCTTCAAAACCGACTTTGCCAACGGCGCCGAAAACAGCCCCGTCAACGGCGTCGTCAACGGCCCTGCCAACAGGTGCGCGAGCGGCATCGAAAACGGCGCCGCTAGCAGATGCGTAAATGGCCCCGTTTATGGTGTCGGAGGTAGGCATATCGCTAATCACGGACTCGCTGCTTGGTGGCCCAATCCAACTGATACGTTATCTGCCAGCGACCAGGCGGGCACTCATGATTAGGATGCTCTGGGTGATCCATCGTCCACCTCTCTTTTGCGATGACCACGGGGCCCAAAATGGCCCGCTTGAGCAGATCCAATGAAAACCCAGAGATTGCAAGAAGTCTGTCCTCTACCCATTTAGGCAGGGTCGTTCCCTGAAAAACCTCCACCTCTCCGGTAGCAACATGCCTGGCCCCGACAGTGTCGCCAACGGCTACCTGACGAGAACCCCATTTTTCTTTCCCATGCGGATGGTCCTCGCCCACAAAATGCATGTATATGTCGCCCTGCTGTAGAACCTTGCCGATTTCAATTCTCCGACAAATGAAAATGCATGTATATGTCGCCCTGCTGTAGAACCTTGCCGATTTCAATTCTCCGACAAATGCGCAAGTTTCTATCGAACGGATGTGTCTCGATTAGACCGAACTGTTTTTTCAACAACTGTGAACTCATTTTCTTTCTCCTTATTTCTTAACTTTTATTTAAGATTCTCTTCTCGT